CGGCGCCTGCACGGTCCTGGCGATTTTGATAGGCTTGCTCTTGTGGTGGCTCGCGCACGCTCGGTTCAACACGCGCGGGGTCGTGGGAAACCATCGGCAGATTGACGCCGCCTCGGCGCGCCGGGGAAGGAGTAAGCTTTGGAAGTGGCTCCGCATCGGAAGACTCAAAGACTGACAGCAAAGGAGGACCGATCATGATCCGACTCAATCTCAACACCGTGCTCTTCGTTCTTGGTGGTCTCGCCATTGCGGGTCCAGATTTCTCAGCTGCGTCGGCTTGGCTGGCCGCCAGTGGCATCCCGCACGTAATCGGCATCGTGCACTTGCTTGGCTACGCGGCGACTGCCTGCGGCGGCCTTGCCCTGGCGATGCCGTTCCTGCGCAAGACCCTGGCACTGCTCGGGCTCGCGACGCCTCCTGGCGCGCAGGCGCCCTGGAACCCGAGCCGGGACAACGTGGCGCCCATGATCCGAGTAGCAAGGACTCCGGATCCTGGAAGCGTGACCGTGCCAGTCTCTCGCATCGACGCAGAGACTCCGGTGTTGCCTCGCAAGACGAAGTAGCTCCCAAACCTCGAACGAAAGGATCACCAATGCGCACTCTGTTCACCTGCCTTCTTGCTCTCGCTTTTCTGACCCCGGCCCCAGCCTGCCACAACGTTACGCCCGACCAGTTCTGGAACGCGACCGTCGACTGCGCGAAGGTCAACCCGGAATCGAGCGCCGCTCTCGGAGCAATCGAGACGTGTCTGCTTGGCGTTGTTTCCCAGGACTACGCGGTCTGCCTGTCCGGACTCGTTACCGAGGGTAAATTCACGATCGACGAGGTGGCGTGCGTGGTCGCCGCTCTTGCGCAGCGGACGAACGTCAGGGTGAGTACGGCATCGGCAACGCCGGCAGACCTGGCCCTGCGCAAGAACGCGAACGACTGGCTGGCCCAGCACAACATCAGCATCCGGAACAGCTACACACCGGCGAAGTGAGGCAGCAATGTTCGGTCATCTCAAGCTAGGCCTTCAGGCGCACGACCCTGCGCGCGTGGCGCTGGTCGCGAAGCTGCACGACTTTTTGCCAAGCGACCCGTTGCTAGCGGCGACTCCACGGGACTGGCAGCTAGGCCTGGCTTGGGATCCGGACTGCCTCGGCAACGACACGTGGGGAAACTGCGGCCCGGCTGCGGCGGTCAACCTGCTCAAGACGCTTGCGGCGTTGCTCGGAATCCAACTTCCGCTTACCGTCGACGACGCATTGAAGATCTACCGAGACCTCGGGTGGGACGGTACATTCCAGGGCGACAAGGGTGTCGTGCTTCTCGACCTGATGAACTACCTCCTGCGCGATGGCGTCGCAGGCGTGAAGTTCGATCGCTTCTTCAGCGTCGGATTCGGCGACCCCGTGCACCTGGCTTCGGCCGTTGCGGTGGGCGGGCCGCTTCTCGCGGGGCTTACGCTCCCGGTGGCCTGCCAGACGACAGACCGATGGGACGCGGCTGTGGCGGCCGACAAGCGCATCTGGGGCGGCCACGCGGTCGAGATCATTTCATGGTCGCCGGGGCTCATCAGAGCGAAGTCCTGGGGAAAGCCCGTGGATATCACGCCAGACTTCCTGGCGGCCCGGTGCAATGAGATGTACCTGGCAGTTAGCGAGAAGATGCGGGTCATGAGCGCGTTGGCCTACGATCGCCTGCTGAAGGTCGCGGAGCAGCTGTGAGGCTTCTCGTGCTGGTCGTGGTCCTGGTTCTTGTGGGCTGCCGTCCACCCAAGCAGCAGCCCCGCTGGCCGGGCGAGCCGGCGCTCGATCGTTGGTGCGACGAAAGGGAACTCTGTCTGTGATCCAGCCCATCGACTACTCGTACCTTCTCGGCCGTCTTCGTGGTATCAGCGATCGCGCTCTCGCGGCACACCTGGCCCTCTATCGGCAGGCTGTCGACCGCCTGAACGCGATCGAGGCTGCCTACCCGGTGGTGGAATGGCGGGCCGCAAACGCGCCGGCAAGCGACGCCACGACCGAGGCCCTGCTGCGCACGCCGGTAGCGAAGCTCGACCTGCGCCCGGTCGGAACGCTGGCCGAGTGTCTGCAGACGGTCAGCAACGACCTGGCGGCCCGGGGGATCGTCTTTCGTCCGGCCTGGTATCTCGGAACGAACGGCGATGACTTCTGGACGGCAGACCGGGCCGTGAGCATCAATATCCCTTGGCCCTATGCCAACCCGACCCTCTGGCGACTCGCCAATCGCAGCGCCCGCGCCGCCTACACGCCCGAGGAGATGTTCCGCACCCTTCGCCACGAGGCCGGGCACGCTCTCTGCTACGCGTTCGAGCTCTGGCGTGAGGCTGGCTGGCAGGATGTCTTCGGCGATAGCCGGGCGCCGTACCGCGAGGACTTCACGCCCTCGGAAGGCAGCCGGGACTTTGTCGAGTACCTGGTGGGGGTGAGGGCCCACTACGCTCAGAAGCACCCCGACGAAGACTGGGCGGAGACCTTCGCGTGTTGGCTCGACCCCGCGAGCAACTGGCGCCAGCAGTACGCCGAGTGGCCGGTGGCCTTGCGCAAGCTGGAGTATGTCGAGGCCTGCTGGGCGGCGGGAAAGTTCAGCGGCGCGGCCGTCAACACCTACCTCGGGCGGCGCGAACCGTACCAGATGGAAACCCGCACCGTGGCAGCTGCGCTCGACATCGGTACCGCGGCGCCGCCCCTGATGACCCCCACGGGATGGAGCGAACACGCCGAGCTGCTACGCCAGGAGCCGGCCGCCTACAACGCCGTGGTCCTGCACGAGGCGCACTTTGCCCAGCTCGGACGCTTCGCCGGACCCACCCCAGACGCCCCGCCGAGCGAGCGCTTGCTGATGGAGGTCGCGCGTACGTGGGGTTCGTGGGAGTCCTACCTCCTCGACCTGCGGCTCTGCTGCGCGGCCAGCTCGGAAGGCTGGGCGCTGACTCTCTGGGATGACCGCCGTGGGCGGATGCAGAACGCGATGATCGATGGCAACGGGGCGGTGCCGGCGGAGTGCCGGGTGCTGCTGGCGATCGATACGTTCACGCATAGCTATGCCCTGGACTACGGCATCGGCAAGCACCTCGGCATTGCGGCACAGTTCGAAAATATCGAGTGGTTGGTTATAGCAGCGCGGCTAGAGGTCGCGAGTCCGCCACCGGTCGTGATCGTACAGGAGGACCAACTTGAGAAAGTTCAGCCGTTACCAGCTTATCCATGACTTCATCAAGGCCTTCAAAGCCATGCCGCCCGGCCACGGTGATGACGTCGTCTCCGAATTAGAGGACTTCTGCCAGGGCTACCGGGACAGCCGGTCCGAGGTGTGGAAAGAGCTGCTGAGCCTCGACGTCGAGAGGGTGATCGGAGAAGCCTCGGGCGCAACGCTGGCCGAGACCATGACCCACGCCAAGATCAAGCCGGGCCACTTCAACCGGGGGCGGGCCTGATGCTGACCTGGGTTTGTCTCGGAATCGCAGGCGCGGCGCTGTTCTGCTGCGGGTACCTGCTGGGCTGCAATTCAATGGCGGTACCCTGGAGCCGCAAGGAGCGGGCGCAGCGCAAGCAGGATAGGGTTCGATGGTAGGGCCGACCTTTATCGGCATCGACCCGGGCCTTCACGGCGCGCTGGCATGGATGGATGGCGAGCGCAGGCAGATTGAAGTGCGCGACTGCCCGCTCACCGCAGGCGAGTACGATTTCTTCGGGATGTGGAAAGCCTTCGAGACGGCATGCGCGTCCGGCCCGGCCATCGTTGTGATGGAAAAGGTGCACTCGATGCCAAGCGACGGCAAGGCGTCGGCGTTCTCGTTCGGCGTGGGTTACGGCGCCTGGCTTGCCATCTGCGGGATGTTCCGCATCCCTCCGAACCTGGTAGCCCCCCAGACCTGGAAGCGTGTCATGTTGGCCGGAATCGCGAACGACAAGCGCGCCGAGGCGATGGCGCTCAAACAGCGGTTCCAGGGTCACCCAATCTGTGCCCAGCTGCACGGTCCACGCGGCGGTCTACGGGACGGACGGGTGGACGCTCTGTTCCTAGCCGAGTACGCGCGCGTGGCGTGGAAGATCTCCGGGAAGCGTGCGGCCTGATGACTAACCCGGTCCTCAAACTCCCAAGCATCCCAGTGTGGACGGAACACTGGCCTACCGACAGGTTGTTGGAAGAACAGGAGACTAACCCCCGCTCATTCGAGCGGGGTTAGGTTTCCGCCAGTCAGCATTCACCGACGCCGAGCGAATGTTCCCGCACTTCGAGGATTGCTATACCCCTGGCATCGTCGTCGGGGAGATCATCCGCCGGGCCTGGCCTACCTTCGCGGGCGTTGATCTCGCGGGCGACAAGCGACCAGGCAACGTGATCTTCGTCGTGGCGGTCGACCCGACCACGCAGCGGCGCTACCCGGTCGAGGTTCTGTGCGGCGCCTGGAAGAGCCCCGAGGTCGCGGCCCAGCTCGCTGGCGTTCACGCCCGCCATCCGAACCTGCGGGTGATCATGGTCGAAAACAACGGCTACCAGCAGAGCCTCATCGACTGGATCAAGCAGACTCCCGGCGACACGAGCTACTGGTACATGGTTGAGAGCTACACGACTGGGTTCGCGAGCAAGGTCAACCCGGTCTTTGGCATGCCCGGGATGGAGATCGAATTCAAAAATAAGGCCTGGGTGATCCCGAGCGCGGAGTTCGAGGGCCACCCGCCCCATTGCCGATGTGGGTGGTGCGTGTGGAAGGGCGAGATGCACGACTATCCGATGGGGGCTTCGACAGATACCTGCATGGCGATGTTCTTCAGCCGCGAGGCGATCTCGAAATGGGGCACCGGCGGGAACCTCGGAGTGGGCGGGACCGGCGGCATTCAGGGCATCAACGACCGCTAAACGGTGCCTAAGTCCGCGACTCATATAGGGTTTTATCGGACATGAGTTGCGTCCGATTCTTTCTTTACAAATAGCAGGACTAGCGTAATAATATAGGTGTGACGACAACGACGACCACCACGGAGGACCCCATGAAGAAGAAGCTTTTGCCCGCCGCCATCGGAACCTACCGGATCATCAAGGGAAGCGAGCTCACGGACGCCCAGCGGGCCATCCTGCGAGTAGCCGGCCGCGAGCGAGTTGTCGCCCGCATCTGCGCGCTGATTGGCGACGGCAAGGTGGCGGTGTCGCAGGTTCAGGCTCGGTACGGTGAGCTCATGTCGGAGGTGGGTGATGCTTAACGCGGAACGTATTGAGGCGGCAGGTCAGAACACAACATTGGCGTTGCTTCGGGCTGCTGGCCCGGGGTGTGTACGCAGGCGCCTTGAGGTTCTGGTTAACGGCGGTCTGCTGGGACTGCCCGACGCCAAGAGGCTCTACCGAGAGGCCTTTGGGCTGGGCCTGGAAGCCGTCAGGGCGGAGAGGTGCCCAGGTAGCTTGCGGTCCGTACTGCTTGCGGCGTTCGCGTGGGCATTCGCTCTGACGCTCGCCGCTCTGTTCTTGACGGGGTGCTCAGAAAATGAGAGTGGACTGGCGCCGGCTCGAACAACCCAAGCCGCAGACGCCGGCACCCCAGACACGGGCAAGCAGGACACGGTCCCGGTCGGCACGGCTGACACCGGCGCGCCCGACACGGGTGGAAGAGCCGACCTGATGCCGGCCTCACAGCCCGACGCCAAGCCTACGCCCGCGGACACCAAATCGATCGCCAACAGCCTGACGGTGGGCTCGGGCTATACGGGCGATACGATACCCGAGGCGACCAACGATGGCTTGGGCGACAGCCTGACTGGCGTAGGGCTCACATTCCACGAGTACGCGATAGGTGCCGTGGCGCTGTATTTCCAGCTGACCTCGACGGCCGACATTGCGGGGCGCAGCGTGGTGATCTACACCGGCGACATCACGGATACGCAGCCGAATATCATTGGCGGGTCTGCCGGACCGTCGAGTGGGCATGTGGCTCTCGGTACGTTTACCCCGCCGTCAATCGAACTGAGCGGACCGACAACGCTGCTGCACGCCTGCCTCACCACCGCCGACCGCTCCAAGGACGGCTGGTCTGTGGGGACCTGCACCTACGTCGCCTCGGCTCAGATCACCATGACCAAGTAGCACGACTAGCGAAACGCGCTTGACCTCGTGATCATACGGTGCCATATATCGAACATGAGGTCATGCCATGGGAACTGCGGAAAAGCTGAGATGGAGTGTCGTCCGGGATAAGGTTTGCGTTTGCGGGCAGCAGGCGTGCGCCCAGGCGCTGGCGGAGATTCGCGCCAAGCGGGCCGCCATCATCGCAGAGCAGGAGCTGGTCTTCTCTGACCCAGCCAGGATGACGAGCGTCGAGCGGCCCCTACTGCGCGACTTGACGGACGCCGCCTAACCGTGGCAGCATAGGTCCTGCATGTTCGTGGTCCTTCTGGGCCCTCACCGAGATTGGTCCTCCCGGTGAGGGCTACTCCTTTTTTGGGGGATTGACCGGTGGCTACGAATCTGGCAGATTACTGCCAGATGTTCGCCATCAAGCTCCTCCGCGTAATCCTCGGCGTCGGCCAGAGGGAAATGGCCCAGCTTTCCGGCGTCAGCATCCGGGAGCTGGCCCGCATCGAGGCGGCCGAGGTCCTGCCCCGGCGGGACGTCGCGCAGAAGCTCGACCTGGCCTTCGAGAAGATCATCCATGGTCGAGCAGCACGAGCGTCTATGGCCAGGAGTTGTCTCCGTTGACCGACGATTCAAGCGTCCGCAGCATGTTGTACGCGATAGCTGGCGGAAATTCGATACACCCCTGAAGCGGCGGTCCGATATAGACTTCGAGGCCATAGAGCCAAGCGAGTATGGACTGGAGTTGAAGCAGGTAGGACCGGAAATCAAGAGCCGGCGTCTACAACGGCTCTTAGAAAAGTCCAACGAGACAAAGAGCAATAGGAGTCCCCAATGTCTGACCCCCGCGAAATGAACGACGCCCCCCGGACCGAGAAGCCCACGACCTGCCCCTTCGACGTGGTGATGCTGAAGCGCACCGCGAGCGAGCCGACCTGCTTGCCCGCCGACCTGAAGAGAATTCGGGTCATGGCGGCGGACCAGATGAACGCCATCTGGGACGCGAAGGTGGTGGCCGAGGAAAAGGAGTATCGGTCGCTCGGTGCAGTCGGCCCCGGCCACGAGACCGAGATCGAGATGGCGGCCCGATCGCGCTACTACAACGGCGGCGAGACCGACAAGAAGAAGATTGGCTTCGAAAACCCCATCCCGATGTTGCCGGACCACGGCGGATATGGGCGCTGAAGCCCCGTTCCGCCCAACCACATCCACCCAACACCGAAAGGCACACTGCCATGTCGAAACTGAAGATTCGCCCATACTACAAGTTCTCGCGCATCCGCTCCCACGTCACGGGGGTCAACTACACGCCCAAGCAGCTCGCGGCCTTCTACGGACTACCGATGAGCGCGGCGGTTGGCGCGGGCAAGAAGATTGCAGTCATCGAGCTCGGGGGCGGTTTTGACCAGGCGGTCCTGACAGCTTATTTCAAGTCGCTCGGCTATCCTGCGGTGGCACCGGTGGTGTTCCACTCGATCAGCGGAGCGACCAACCAGCCGGGCGATACGGCAGGCGACTACGTGGAGGTCATGCTCGACCTGTGCGTGGTCGGAGGCATGGCCCCCGGCGCGGCACTGCACTGCTACATGGCTCCCAATACGGACGACGGCTTCTTGGCGGCGATCCAGCAGGCCATCACGGACAAGATGGACTGCATCTCTATTTCGTGGGGCGGGCCGGAAGACGACTGGCCTTCTGCTTCGATCACGGCCTTCAACAACGCATTTCAGGCTGCCACGGCTGCCGGCATCACGGTCACCTGTGCGGCTGGCGACAACGGTTCGAGCGATGGTGAGACGGGCAAGCACGTGGACTTCCCGGCATCGTCACCCAACGTGGTCGGATGCGGCGGCACCAGCCTGCCATCGCTGTCCCCCAATTCCGAGGTCGTGTGGAACGACGGCAGCTCGGGCGGCGCGACTGGCGGAGGCGTGAGCGCGAAGTTCTCCCTGCCGAGTTACCAGGCGAAGGCCGGCGTTCCGGGCAACAAGATGCGCGGCGTCCCCGACGTCGCGGGCTGCGCGGATCCCAACACCGGCTGGAACATCGTCGTGGACTCGACGAGCGGGCCCACCGTGGTGGGTGGAACCAGCGCGGTTGCGCCCATGTGGGCGGCCATCGCGGCGTACCTGTCCGCGACCCTGGGCGCGAACGTCGGCAACCTATCGGCGGCTATCTACGCTCTGGCGGCCGGCGCCATGCGGGACATCACCTCGGGCAACAACGGGACCTACGTGGCTAAGTCTGGCTACGATTGCTGTACCGGCCTGGGCGTGCCCGTGGTGACCAAGCTGCTGGGCTCCCTGCAGCCGGTGCCCGTACCCACCCCGACGCCGCCCACTCCCACCCCAACGCCCACCCCGCCCACCACCCGGACCATCGTGGTGACCGGGACCGGGATCGGCGTGACGGTAGACGGCAAGTCCGTCTAAACCACTCCCGCCCCGTTGTGATAGGCTTCTCCCTGGAGGTTCCCATGGCAGACGAACGCAAGCGCGACTGCGACCAAGACGAGCACACGCCAAAGTTCCAGCCGCACCCGCCGCTCGACAAGGGCGAGGTGGCCGAGCCGAAGCACACCGAGGCAACGCCCCTCACCCCCATCATCCCCCTGGGGTCCTGATGGCAACGCCGCTGGCGCCGTTCAATCAAGAGGAATTTGCCCGCACGATGCAGGCGATCAAGGACGGGACGTCAGCGGCCGATTCTCCAGCCCGCCCTGCCTTCGACCCAGTCCAGCACCGGGAGGTGGTGGCAGAGTCCCAGCACGGCCGGAGAATCGAGCAGTTCAAGCAGGCCTTGGAGCGGGCGGGATTCGTGTACTGGCCGGCAAACACCATTCCGCCCGGCTGCGAGTCAACGAACCCATTCGAGCCGTCGCGGCCAATTCTCGAAGCCCAGTGGCGGAGGCCGGCGGACAGGAAATTGCCGAAGCGGCTGGCACTGACGGAAGCACAGGTCGCGGCCTGGTTCAGCGGGCCGGAGGAGTTTTGGCGATGGATCAAGGACATGTCCCAACAGGAGCAGATCCGACAACACCGGATGGAGAACCAGCGGACGATTCGGTCGTTCGTGCCCCGGTAGCGCGGGTCCTGCGGGTCCTCGCCAATACCATGCCGGATCCGACCGTGACCAGCATGGAAGGCGTTCCGGTGGAACTTGACGCTCAGGTGGCGGCCCTGCGGCCGAGCTGGTGGAACCGGATTTGGGTACGGGCCTTGAGCGCGGCTATCATCCCAGAGGCTACCGGTGGTAAGGTAGAGCTATGAGCTATCAACGCTGCGGAGGCCCACCCATCTCTCTGGATGGATACGTTCCAACCACGCAAAAGGCGGCAGCGAACGGTGTGGCGACGCTCGGTTCCGACAGCAAGGTTCCCTCAAGTCAGCTCGACGTGGTTTCGCTCGCGACGAAGGGGGATATCGCCGTCGAGACGGCGACGGGACTTGTCGCCCAGCACGTGAGCGGAACCGATGGCAACGTTCTCACCGAGGATTCGACCTCGCCGACGGGACTTTCGTACAAGCCGCAGTCCGCGGTTGCGATCCCTCCCTATGCCGATCCGGGCATGGATGCGAGCACGCTGGTATACATGAAGTGGAACGATCTCTGGAGTGGGACCAGCTACAAAAACGAGGTCACGGGAACGTTTGATTTTTCGGTGGCTCGCGGCGCCCCGGCGGCCGCTTGCATTGGTCCCCAAGGTCAGCCTGGCGCGATTGGGGGCATTGGCGCGTCCATCTGGCTTCCCAGTGCCACGAGCGCCGTGGAAGTCGTATCGGCAAATGGCGCCTTTCAGCCTGCCGGCTCGGCTCTCACGGTAAGCGTGTGGATGCGCCTTGTGGGGCTACCTGCCGGGGATGCGCGTCTACTATCCAAGGTGAATGGGGGGGGGTGGAGCTTTCTCTTGGTGCGAACTAGTACCAACCTGCTGGTGTTTGGCGTGCAAACGAGCGCCGGAACCGTTTGGCATTCGGTAGGTGCCTACGTTCTGCCGATGCATGAGTGGGTGATGTGGACTGGCGTCTATGACGGTGCGCACGTTCGGCAGTATCTGAACGGGACCGAAGTGGGTGTCTCTGTCGCGCAAACGGGGACACTCGTGTGGCCTGCGTCCGCGCCGTGGACGCTCGGAGATGTGGCGGGTAGTACCGGCTTGGGGGCTGACTGGTATGCGGGCCCGCTTTGGATTGACGGTGTGGCGCGTTCGTCGGCCTACATTCGGAGTCTCTACAACAAGGGAGCGAAGCGGTACTGATGACGCATCCTTCTTTGCTTGCGCGTGAGTCGGCCGTGAAACCCGGGCGGGTGCTGATTATCTCCGATCCGCAATACGCGACCTCGAATGACCCTTCGATTTTTGCGGACCAGATTACCTGGGTCATCGCTCAAAGCCCCGACCTCGTGGTGCTTCCAGGCGACCTAGTCGACGACAACGTGACAGGCGTGTATCTGCCCAACTGGCCTGTCGTGCAAACGCAGCTGGGGCGCTTGACTGCCGCCGGCATCAAGTGGGCTGCGGTGCCCGGCAACCATGACTACTTGCCGATCCTGACTCGCACAACCCTCATCAACACCTACGTACAGCTTTCATCGTGGCTCACGCCCATGACCGCGGGTCACGTCGAAAACACCTGGGGTTTGGTGACTCTGGCGGGGCGCGAGTGGCTGGTGGTTTGCCTCGAGTGGTTGCCGCGCGATGCGGTTGTCACGTGGGCGGCGGGCATCATCGACGCGCACCCGGGTATGCCGGTCATGCTGGTGACGCATTGCTGGCTTAACTGGGACGGCACGCAGGAAACGGCCGCGACGGCCATCGGGTCGGTGCTGGAAACCACACCGACCGAAGGGCATAGCGCTGGCGCTGAACTGTGGGCCAACCTGGCCAGCGCGCGCAGTGCTGTGCGCATCGTGCTCTGTGGCCACGTCGACGCAGATTATGACGGCGCGCAGATTGTCCGGCATCGCACGAATACGCGCGGAGACGGCACCGTGTGCCACCAGATTGAGTGCAACTATCAGTATCAGGTGCCGTACGGTGGAGGTTGGGTGTCTGACCTACGCTTCGACGAGGCCAACCAAAACCTTTCGTACGAGGCTTACTCGCCGTATTACGGTCAAGTCCGCTACCGGTCGCAGGACCGCTTTGCCTTGGTGATGCCATGAGCCAGACTGCCAACGTGCAAGTGAGGATTCCGCTCGCTGCGGACGTGAAGAAATATTTCTGCGACAACGCCGTCGTTGGTGAAACCCAGAGGTTCCGGCAGATCAACAGATGGGAATCCCACTATAACTGCCTTCAGTACGCCCACCTTCAGTTCGACTGGTGGGGCCAGAACGCCGACGCAGCTGAGACAGTAAGCCCCAACGTCCAGGTCCCTTTTGGCTGGAGTCAACCGGCGCTCAACCTACTGGCCCGCCAGAAGCGTCCTACGGCGCCGTACAACCTGGCGAAAGCGATCGTCGACCGCTTCACCGGCCTGCTGTTCAGCGATGCGCGCAAGCCCGATGTCGAGGTCGAGGGCGACCCGGACACCGACGACTTTCTCCACGCGTGCATGGAGCAGATGCGCTTCTGGGCGCGGTGGCGCGAGGCCCGAGCCGTTGGTGGGGCGTGCGGTTCGGTGATGGTAACCCTGCACCTGAAGCGCGGTCGCTTCGTGATGCAGGTCCACAACCCGAAGCACGTCCAGATCCTCTGGAAGGATCGCCGCGCGCTCGAACCGCTGGCGGCACTCATCATCTACCGCTACCCGCAGGAGGAGTTCTCGACCGACCCCAAGACTGGCGAGGTCACCACTCGGTTGGTGGAGTACCTCTACCGGAGGATCATCACCGACCAGGACGACACCGTGTACAAGCCGGTGAAGCTGGAGCCGGCGGCGAACCTCGCCTGGCAAATCGAGTCGACGGCCGAGCACGGCCTGCGCGTGTTCCCGGGCGTGTGGATTCAGAACAAGCCGGTCATTGAGCAAGAGGACGGCGACCCCGACTGCCAGGGCGCTTGGCAATCGTTTGACACGATCGACCGGCTACTCTCGCAGATGAACAAGGCGCTACTCCTCAACCTCGACCCGACGCTGGTGCTCAAGATCGACCCGAAGGAACTGCTGGCCATGGGCGGGTCGGTACGGAAGGGCAGCGACAACGCCCTCTACGTCGGCAGCCAGGGCGACGCCAAATACCTGGAGATGATCGCGAGCGGTGTGGAAGCCGGGCACAAGCTGGTCGACCGGCTGAAGCAGAACATCTTGGACGTTACCCGTTGCGTGCTGGCCGACCCCGAGAAGCTGTCGGGCGCCGCCCAGTCGGCGAAGGCGATGGAGTACATCTACGCGCCCATGCTCGAACAGGCCGACGAGTTCCGATCGCAGTGGGGCGACTGCGGGGTGATCCCCATCCTGCGCCTGGCTGAGATGATGGCGCGGAAGTTCCACGGCGTCGAATCCCAGCAGGGCGACAAGACGGTTGTCCTGGAGATCGACCTCCCGAAGCGCGCCGACGGTTCGCCGCGGGTGCTCGGGCCAGGCGGATGGATCCGGCTCAAGTGGGGCGCGTACTTCTCGCCCACTGAGAACGACAAGAACATGCAGGTCACGACGATCCTGTCGGCAAAGACCGGCGAGCTGATCGACGGCGATACGGCCGTCAACGCCGCCGCGCCCATCTTCGGGGTGCAGGACGCGAATGCAATGATCGCCAAGATCGAAAAGCAGAAGGCCGACGAAGCGGCCAGCATGTTCGATGACCTGAACACGCCGCCACCGCCAGGAGCTGACAAGAACGAGGCGCCGAACCAGCCGGCCGGGCAGGGGGGTAAGCCTTGAGAGACTTTAGCGATTGGGCGAAACGTAAACAGCGCAAGCGACTCGCGATGCGTGCAGCGCCAGGGCTGGTTCCGGTTGAGGTTGATGTTCATACCGCGCGCGGTGTGATCCGCGCGATTCGGTATCATCGCGCCGAAGATGCCAAGAAGATGATCGCCGAAGGCAAGGCGCGAGAGATCAAAGAGATGGGAAAAGGCGGGAGTGCCCCGCCTCCCATCTCAGTCACTCGTTCGCCACCATTACCGGATTATCCTCACGGGAAGTACCAAACATCAGTGCTAGCGCAAGAAAAGGTCGAGTGGAAAACTTCGGCAGGGCTACCAGTGCAGGTCTCTGTAAGCCTACGGAAAGAAGAACAAGATTATGCCGGGACCGGAAAATTCAAGCTGGCCAAGGATGGATATTCAACCGATCTACATGTCTCTCTAGGCGGAAAAGAAGAGGAGGGCGGTTCAGCGATCAACCTGCGACCGCTAAAGAACAATCCGCAAGGAGCTGTCGCAAGTCTTGGTCGTATCGGAGTGAGCAAGGACAACTACGCCAGACTCAAGACGGCAATCGCCAAGGTGGAATCTCATCCGGAATTCCAGGCGTATCAAAAGCGAGTGGAGAAGAGTAGGCAGGAAGACGACGCGCACGCACAGCATGTGAAGGACGTAACCAATATGATGACGGTTGGAGGTCGATCGACGTGATTAGGATTGCCATCGATTTCGACAAGACTCTCTCCGACGGTCCACCTCTGCGCCTGCGCCCAGGCGCGGCCGAGGCCATGCGCGCGTTCAAGGTTTCCGGCCATCACTTGACTCTGCACTCTGCGCGCTCCACGCCCGATGGAGCCGCACCGGTGCTCGAAGACGAGGCTGGGCGTTTCTGGCAGTACGGCGAGGTGCCGTCACGGACCCGGTTCCAGTGGCAACTCTTCGAGGAAATGCGGACATTCCTGAAGGCGGTCGGGGTCTGGGAGATGTTCGACGAGATATGGACAAGCCCGGGTAAGCCGCTGGTGGACGCCTTCATTGAAGACCTTTCTCTGCCGCCCGACTGGGCGATCTTGAAACGGCAATTCGGATAGGATGACCAAGATGCCGACCGAATTCCCCCCCGCCCCATGTAGTTCGACGCCGCATCCTAAGTTCTTGGATGAGGAATTGACCCGATCATTACCGACGCTCGACAACCGAACACGGCGGCTGTTGATCGAAGCGGCTCGCGCGGATATCGAGAGGGCTCATGAGAGCGAGGAGGACCACAATGTCTGATGGACCACTTGAGGAATGCCGAGCACACGGAGTGCCAAACCTGAGGTTCGTGCGCAACAACGTCTACCGCTCGGGGCAGCCGACGGTAGAGGGTTGGGATTACCTGCGCACGCTGTTCGACGGCAAACGCGTGCGGGTCTTGAAGCTGAACTTCGACGACGAGGGTAGCGACGAGCCGGCGCGCGCGATGGGGTGGGATGTGCGCGAGCTTGGCATTGAACCGCGGACCGACCCAAACGGCCTGATTCCTGCTGTCGAAGAAGTTTTCGAGAAACCAGACCCGAGCGTCTGGGCGGAAATCGAACAGCAGATCTTGCTGATGGACACCACCGGCGAAACCTATCTCATCCACTGCGTGAACGGTCACGACAGGACCGGGCTCGCGTGCGGCCATGTACGCGTGCTCCTCGACAAATGGACGAAGGCATTAGCCTACAGCGAGATGGTCGCTTTAGGCTTTCATCCTGAACTGGCCGGACTCGACCGGCAGTGGGCGGATTTGCGGGCTCCAGGAGGGTCAACAAATGGCTGATTTCTCTTCGTGGGCACAACGCCGCACAGGCCGCGGGCAACGACCGGCGGAAGAACCGCGCCAGGTACAGCAGCAGGCGGCCCCCGCGGTATTGCCCATACCTCCCGCCGGCTATGCGTGGGGGTTCCAGAACGGCAACTACATCCTCGTGCCGCTGACTCCGCAGCAGGCCGCGCCTGCGCCATCCACCTTCGTGCCGCCGCCGCGCCAACCCTCGGGAGTGCGGCCGTTCGTGCCCCAACCGATCACAAGCCAGTTCGCTCCCGGCCACGCCACCGCGCGAGTCGAAACCTGCGTGCTGGTCAAGCCAGCGGACAAAGACCCCTACGCCGAGCTACTGGCCGGCCTGCCCGACCTCGTGCCGGAAGGTGGCGGCTACGACGCCATGGCGGGCAACCCTTCGCCCCTGACGATTCAGGAGGCGGGAAACTGTTCGGAGTTCGCGACCAGCCAAGACGGCCAGGCAATGCGGGCCTTCCCTGAAGGCGCCGTGCTGGCCCGCGGGTCGACACCGCTGAAGGGAGCGGGGGGCTGATGCCACGCAAGCTCGAAGCATGGGCCCGTCGCAAGGTGAAGGCCTCGCGCCACCAGGCCGCCAAGGCGAAGACCGACAGCGACGTCGTGGCCACCATCCAGCGCGAGGCCAAAGCGGCTGGGGCCACGCTCGCGCACGAGGGAAAAGGTGGACTCGATTCCAACCTCGTGCTGCAGCGGATGAGGGCGGCGAAGTATCGCTGTTCCAACCCGTACTGCCCGACGCCCAAGGAGGATTTGGACTGTGACCATTCCTCTGGCCACCCCAAGGAAATCTTCGAGAGCCTGAAGTCCTGGCAGAACCCGAAGCTGCGCGCCGCCGCAACGAAGGCCGACGGGCCGAAGGACGATCGCTTCGTCTCGATTCTGTGCGCCAAGTGCCACGACGTTTGCCATCAGCGCGAGCGGGCTATCGAGAACGGCAAGACGCCGCCGCCAATGCGAGGGACCGGCAAGAAAGACGAGTAGCCGGTGCCCTCATCTATCGTTGCCCAGGTGATAAATCTCCACCGCGCTCAGTTGCAAGGCGTGATCGAGCTGGGCGGCGTCCGCAAAGTGAGCTCCCTCTACGAGACCGTGCGGGCCGAGCTCGAAGCTGAGCTGGCGGGCCTGCGGCGGGCGGGCAAGGACCAGAGCTTCACGGCGTTCCACTTGCGCCAGGTGCTGCTGCAGGTGCGCGATGGCCTGAAGGTCTTCCAGTCTGGCCTGGCCACCCAGCTTGACAACAACGGTCTCGCCACCGCGACGCTCGCCCAGCGGCATGTTGTTTCAGCAATCAAGGCATTCGAGAAACGGTTCTCCGGGGCTGAGCCCGTGCTGCGGCTCGAAGAGGCCGGCGTGTTCGCGCGGGTGTACCGTGGAATCGAGCCAACGTTGCTGATGAGATATCACAAGCTGGTCGGCAACTACCCGATGCCGACGATCGAGCGGGTGCGGAACCAGCTCGCGCTCTCGATGATCAGGGGGGACAGCGTCGACCAGACCGTGAACCGCATCGCCGCGAAGGGCGGGATCTTCGACCACGAGCGGTACAGGGCAGAGCGAATTGTTCGGACCGAAGGTGCGTATGCCTATGGCGTCACGAACCAGCGCAGCCTGCACGAGGTAGCGCACGAGGTGCCTGGACTCATGAAGCGGCTAGTCGCCACGTTCGACCAACGCACCGGGGACGATTCGAAGCAGCTGAATGGGCAAACGGTTCCGTTCGATCATCCCTTCGTCTGGATGAAGCCGGTCAAGGGTGGCGGCGTCGAGCGCGTGGAGTACCTCCAGCCCCCGAACAGAAGTAACGATCGTGAGGTCTCCATCCCCTGGCGGGCCGACTATCACGGCGCCCCCGCGCATTCTGGCCCGGTCGACCCTCGAATGCCGCGCGGGCTGTAGCCCAGACGTATCGCGTCGGGCCGAAAACTGTTCTGGCGTAAAACGGCCAGAAGTGATCAACAATACGTGTGTCCAGGGATTCACCCAAAGGACACACAAAGGAGACCTGGAGATGGCTACCCGAACCATGCCCGATCTGTGGTCATCTGGAAAAGTAAGCAACTCCAAACGCACAATGAGGAAGCCATGAGATTCTGGAAGACAAGACCACGCGCGCAGCAAGTCACCCCGGAGCAGGTCACCCGCATCGAGGAGGCTCTAGCTAGGCTGGAGAACTCGGTCGAGCGGATGCAGACGAGGGCAATGTGGACGTTGCCGACCGAACGGTCCAAGCCGGTCGGCGAGCCGACGTACAAGGTTCCAGCCAGCCAGACCTTCGCCGCAGAGATTCGCGAAGCACGCGAAGCCCGCAACGATGGCGACGAAATGCTTCAGCGCTCCCTGGCTGCTCGCCACCATGCCCCGCCTTCGCAGGCCGACGTCTGGACGGTGCTCATCCAGTTCTTCCCCCAGATCAAAGCCTACGTGGACGCCAAGGTGCAGGACTTCCAGGGCGCCGCTCTTCAGGCATTCATCACCGAACGTACGTACGAGAAGGACGACGACTAGGTTACCCCGTAGCCTACGTGTCACTTATTACGCAGCCCGCCCTCGAAAGTGGGTGGGCCGTTCTCATTTTAGGGTTTTCCGCAGCTCCCTGACCGCGTGGAAGTAGTGCTGGTGACCGCAGTTGACCGACATCCCCACGGCCGCCGCAGCCTGGGCGACGTCTCCGGTGGCGAGGTACGCCCGCATAAATTGCCTCCGCTTGGGTGACAGATGATCGATGGCTCGGGCAAGGTCGACCCTGTCCGTGCTCACGGATGTCTCCCCAGACAGTTCGCGAGCTCGAAGTAGAGGAACCTCGTCGTAGAAAATCCCGCGCGACCATTCCAGCCGGCTACCGGGCCTGGCCGCTCGAAGAGCTTCCAGGATCGCCCACCGCATGCGCTGGAGGACGTAGGCCCCAAGGGACACCTGGCGGGCCGGGTCGAACGACCGAAGCGACGTGACCAAGCTCACCATGCCTTCCGCCACCATGTCGTCCACGAGATGTGGCGGAGCGACCTGGCGGGCGATAAAGCGGGCTTGCCGGCGGTAGAACGCGTATTCGACGCTGGTCAGTCCACCCTTCGGCATCTTGGGCCGAGGGTATCACGGGCGCCGCGACCCAAGGCTACCGAAGCCGGTGGTTCGGCCCGGTCGAGAGGTAGCCCCAGAGTCCGAAGTAGCTCATCAGCCACCCGACGGTGACGAGGGCCAAAACGACGATGATAATTGTCTTGATCCTGCCATCCATGGGGACGTAGGAGAGGACCACACCGGCGAGAATCAGCACCAACACCAGACCAATGATCGACATGAGGTCACCTTGCTTTCACTGCGCAGCCTAGCACACGCGCTAAGGCTGCTTACCCTCCGCATCCCGCTTCGCAATCTGCTGAGCTATGAACGCGGCGGTGCCTTTGTGGATCGCCAGGCCTCCAATTGCTCTGTCGATTGCTTGACGGCTGATCCCGAGTAGATGCGCCGATTGGTAAATGCCGTGCTTTATCCGCATGGCGATGATCCGGGCGCGATGCTCATCTGGTAGCGTCGTCGTGCTCGTGAGTTTCATACCTAGAAGCTAAGCACTAGCGCGCGGGTATGTCAAACGATGGGCACGCAGGCTATCCCAGCGCAACGCAGAGTTATGACAGAATCTTCGGCATGGCAGGCAAAGACCAGCCCGGTCGACTCCCCCCCGCGGTGAACAGTGTCCTTTTGCCCGAGGGAATCGAGCGGGAAGTACGGACGCCCGATGTCGGAAGCTACGCCAAGGAAGCTCGGATTGCCAGCGGCGGTCTCGATGACGACCCGACTGACTCTGGCGCGCCGGTGAAGAATCGCCACAGCTACGCCAATCTCAAAGGAGGACGCTGATGCCATCGCCCAGGGAAATCGCTCTGAAGGTCAACGAGTCCAGCTTGTTCGCCGATGGCGAAGCTGGCTACGACAGCGAA